ATATCCCGCCCTATTGGTAGCCCACATCTTGTCAAAGGCAGTTTCTATAACCACAAATAACATACATCCCATTGATCTGCATCTTTCTAGCTCTTTTGCGAATCTAGCATAGCCATTAGTAATCGTAGCACAGAAATCCTGGTAAGACTTCCTATCCACGAATGTATAGTCATATAAATCACCCCCTACAGCGTAGTCGCCCACATCCAACTTTAACGACTGAGAGTTCTTAAAATATAATGGCTTTTGTTCTCTTGTATCTACCAGTATAGGTGTATCTGAGTAATCGTTTTTAAATTCATTTGGTAATTGCCCCGAGAACATGGGCAATATACCAAATTGTTTACAAGCTTCGCTATAACTGCCGAATACCTCTTTGCAGAGGTCTACATCGGGTAATCCTACACTCTGTAGATAAGTGGAAGGCGGTCCAGCTTGTAGCCCTT